TATAGGGAACGTAATCCACTGCTGGGTGATCATCCAGACAAGGATACTGTGGATTTGTTTTTTCTAGTGAACTATGTTACGCACTACTATCTTACAGACTATTTCCAAGGGGAACACAGACCTGTGTACATGATGGTTAGACTAGTGGTTAACGGAGCGGCTACAGTTAATAACTTTAAGATTGGTCTTGGAGTACGATTTTAGTATCCTGGTTGTGCCGTTTACAAATTTCTTCGTAAAACGTATCTAACTCCCCACCAAACTTACCAGTTAAATGTTCTGCTAGGTCATTGCACAGTTTAGCATTTTTGTCTTTATTTGCTTCAACAAAGTCACCGTGTAATTTCTTCCAGTGATCCAACATTACAACTTCCGCTAGTGGTATTTTGGTTGCTTCTACTATACACCAAGTATCTAGTAGCTCGTTATCAATTATGTTTGGCTCTAATTCTAAGATTAGATATTTTTCAAACATCTCGTCTGTAGGTTTTTCCCATATTATATTCATCGCTTTTTTATACCTTGTTGTTTATATACTTGTTGAACGGCTTGTGCTTGATAGTAACAATCAATAAGCGCATTGTGCGCACCTTTAGCGCCTTTGTCTCTTGGATCCCCGTGTACACCAAATAGTGTGCGACTGTCGCGGACTTGCCAAAACTGCCACGGAGTAGGGCGACCAACCTGTCTGTAAAGATTTTCTAGTATCACAATATCAAATGCAGGACCTTGGCACCAGATGCTATCTGCGCCAACTACAAACTTGTTAAGTTGATTTAAAAACTCTTCTACGTCAGTTCTATCGTGATCACCTAGTGCTTCTTCTCTCACGTCCTCGGCCTGCTTACCCCACCAGTCTACTGTGTCCTGTTGCACATGTCTACCTGACTCCAGTTGCTCGTCGACATTTACACGCACATACAATCCGTTATCAGTGTTTACATCACTTGCCCACGGGCTAAACTTTACTGCTCCAAGGGTTAACACCACAGACTCAGGCCGAGTGCTTAGTGTCTCAATATCTAACATTACGTCCATAATGGTTTACGATGGTTCTAGTTTAACGTTGAGAGGGAATCCATTGTTACGAGCAAGTACAGTAACTTCTACACCTTTTTGCTCTGCAATCTCGTATGGTAAGGTACTAACTATACTACTGCCTTCGTCGTGAATTTTAACGGTGAGCGATTCTGCTGTGGTTTCGTCGTGATGGAAAATTGCTTTTAAAGTCTCCATCACAAATTCCATTGTGGTAACATCATCGTTTACATAAATTACATTATAAAGACTTGGCGGACTAAGTGTAGTCTTAGACTTAGTTTTTGTTACAATTTCAGTTTTTGTGCCCATAGCTCGCAATCATTAAGTTAGTAAAATGGGGGGAGAATACCAACTCCCCCCGGCTGTTACACTATATTATATTACTTAGTAAAAGTAATTGCAATCTTTTTAGGCTTTTGTTCGTCCGGAACAATATGCTCTAAACTAACTGCCAAGATACCATTTACTACTGTTGCACCTTTGATCTTAACATTATCGTTAAGAGTAAATGTACGAGTAAATGTACGAGCACTGATACCTTTGTGTAGATATTCCTGCTCATCTTTTTCCTGTTTCTCCCCAGTAATAGTTAGTATGTTGTCTTTGAATTCAACATCTAACTCATCTTCGCCAAAGCCAGCCACTGCTACCTGGATTGCCCAGTTGTGCTCATCGACTTTGATGATGTTGTATGGAGGGTAATTTTCCGCCTTTGAATTAGCAAATGTACGACCTAATTCATCAAACAATCTATCAAAACCGATAGTGTGTCTGTTTACTGATGCGGATAAAGTTGGGAGGTCAAAGGTACTAAGTTTGTATGATGTCATAATATTCTCCTTTCATTAAGCAAGTTATGACTTGTGAAATTGTAGCCCGATTATCGGCACTACAAATATATTTATACAGGATACAAGATTAGATGTCAATCTCTTATTAGTTTATATGATTCACTTCGGGCGTGTTCTGGATTAAATGATACTAAAAAATCCACATAATCTTGTTCGGTGGACAAGCACAGTTGAACACACCAGTTTTTAATACCAATGTGCTCAATATCTATATCGTGTTTTTCTGCCCAAACTCTAATGTCGTATTCTATTTCAGTACGAGCCCATCCCACTGCATGTATTCCGTTTGCACGTGGAAGGCCCCACTGTATATACATTTAGTACATCTTTTTAGGTAAACGCTCGTCTGATAGTTGCTTCTGCCATCTGCGAACTGCGGCGGCATGCTTGCGCTTGCGTTTTGTAGTGGGTTTTTCAAAAAATTCTTTTGATCGCAAAGTTTGTAGTGTACCGCTTTCGTTAACTTTTTTCTTAAGTTTACGCATAGCCTTTTCTACGTTGTCGTATTGTACTATTACTTTATTGCCAAAAGGTCTGCCTGGTTTCTTTTCAAAGTTGGTTGCCATAGTTTTTTATTTAGTTGGTTGTTTTTCAAGTTGTGCAAAATAGTCAAATGGTGTGTCGACCTTTGTTGCATCAGAGATATAGGTTTGTGTCCCATAGTAGTAAACGTTGCTGTTTTTGCAAAGATCCTCGTTGTTGTAAGGATCAGAAGTGTTAACAATTACCGCATCACTTTTTTCGATTGCTTCAGCTAACCAGTCTTTATCGTTCATTCCCTGATGGTACAAATATACATTGTATGCATTGTTTGTGCCTTTGGCTATTTGACCTAATAGTTCAACATCTTTAGGTGACGCATCAACTACTGTTACGGTATGAAAATCATCTTCTACAAAATCTGGCGGTGTTATAAAATTACTGTAATCCATTTTTACCTATCTGTTTGATTTGTTCCAGTTCAGCATCATTTAAATCATCTGCAGTATATTCCCCCGACTGCAATTTATCAATCAAATGCTGTATGTATGCCTCGTTGTAAGTATAACTATCTGTTGTGCTCTTGTCAAGCTCTATCCACTTCTTATTGTTCCATTTATACAGTTTATTAGGCAAAAAGTCTGTCCTAATATACATGTCACCTTTGTTTGGTCTAATCGGAAACTGATTTCCGAATCCACACTCGGCTGTGTTCACTACAGTATCGTTATCAGCTCTTACTTTAACACTGTATATGGGCAAGCCAGGATGCAATGCTTTGAATGCCTCCATGTTGTAGTTCTTTTTTTGGTACTTAACTACATCATCTAATCCACGCTTTACAGCAATGTTAGGATCTGTTGCTTCCTCCTCGCCGATCATAAAATCGTCAATCGAAACTTCTTGATTACTCGCAACGACTTCTTTGGGATTTTTCTTGTCAAGTTGATCAAGTGCCCAATCAAGTCTTTGTAGTGCTAGTCTGTATTTGTCCCAGAGAGTATTAATTGACTCTTGACAATCGTTAGGCATTAGTTCCTAGTCGTGCTTCAATTTTAGCCTCAAGTTCAGCAATGTCCGCTGGCATTGTAAAGTCGAGATCAAGTTCACTTTGTAGTGCTTCGTTCTCGTCTAATGCTTCGTCGAGTTGTGATAGGGCAGTCTTGTACTTTGCCCAGATTAGGTCAATTTCTTCTTGTGGTTTAGCCATTCTTTTTCCTTAGTTTGTCGTCTATGTTACGCTCTAGCTCAGTAACATCTTCTGGTGCATCTGTCTTTAAAACTGGTTCTACATATACTTCTTTTACTATCACAGTATCAGCACCGTGTTTTTTGTTGTTGCGAGCCCATTCAAACTGTTTAGTACTAGCAAGTATAAGTGTAAGTGCCAATGGGTCAAACACAACAACCAACAACACAATAACCCAACGCACTGCTTTTTCTAGTAGATTTTGGTCCGGACTTTGATCATATATAAATGCCGCTATGTATTTGATTGGTCCTACTTCCGCTTCTAGTTTTCTGTATTCTTTCTCGAACACAAATATTTCTTCACGTATTTGGTCAATTTCTTTTTGTTCTTGATCTACAAACTGTTCAAGCTCTTCGATTCTGCCGTCAATGTCATCTGTTTTGGTGTTGGCTTGATCACGAAGTTTCTGTATGCGCTGATTTACAGTCTGTAGTTCCGGTGCATACTTTTTATCAATCTCGCTAAGACGCTGATTTAACGTTGCGTTTATATTTTTAATTTCACGTTGTGCGGCACTGGCAACACTAAGTTCATTACGTTTAGCAGTTTCTGTTGC